CAACAATGTAATATCACTCAGCTTTATAGTCAGGAGTGTCCTTCTTACTGGAGTGCTTATGATGACCAACAGTGTGAAGACGACCCTCAATACAGCCCTTCTTGTGCTGGTTATACAACTGAAGCCTCTGTAGCTTACTATATTGCAGAGGAAGTTGATTATGGTTATGAAGAAGATTACGGGGTTGATGATTATGGCTATGAAGATGAATATTGGATTGATGATGACCCATACGCAGATATGTATTTTACTGATGCGGAATGGTACGAAATAGATCTACAAGAATTTGGACAAACACAGGTAGATGAATGGTATGGAACAGATGTAGCTTTTGATAATGAAGGTTGGATAGAGTGGGAGACTTCCCCTTTAGATGCTTGGGAAGAATTAGATCAGCAAATGGATATTTATGATGAGTTTGTAGAAACTTATGAATATATAGAAGAAGTTTATCTAGTTTCTTATGATGACTTTGAACACGATTCTTTGCCTTTTGATACCAGTGAGGAACTATTAGATGACTTTATTCTCCATGAAACAGTTTTAATAGCAGACTATGAAGAAGTAGATACCTACATAGAATTTGAAACCATTGAAGAACTGGATGAATGGTATGAAGAAGAATTGGCACAAGCAGAAGAAGAAGAACTTAGAGAAGAACTTTTAGCAGAAGAAGAAACTATAGAAGAACCAGAAGAAGAATTTATAGAAGAAGTGTTTGAAGAAGAAGTGGTGGAAGAAATCTTTGAAGAAATAGAAGAAGAAAGATTAGCAGAAGCGGAAGAAGAAATAGAGGAAGAAAGAGAAGCCTTAGTAGCTGAAGAAGAAGAAGAAAGGAAAGGTGGAATAACAGAAGCTCAGTTAAATGTAGTAGCACAAACAATAACTACAGCAGCCAATAGTGTGTCTAATGCAACAGCAAATGTAGTTAATACTAGAGGCTATGGAAGTACCTCATCTAGTTCAGGTGGAAGCAGTAATTATGGTGGCAATACAGCAGTAGGTACAACAAGTGGGAATACAACAACATCTGCGGTAGCCAGTTCAGCATCTGGTGGTGGTTTTTCTACTAGCAGTTCCCCTAGTATTTCAGACCAAATACAAACTGCACAAGTACAAACGAATACAGTATTAAGTTTGAATCAAGACATGGGTTCAACCAGTGGCATGGGTGGAAGCACACAAACTGTTAGTAATGTAACAACTGTAATAACTCCTATGCCTACACTAGATTCAAGTCCACAAATAGTAATGGCAGATGTGCAAGTAACCGATATGCAAGGGCAAATAGATACAGCGGTGTCTGGAGTAATGACTGTTTCAGAAGCTGACCAAATAGCAGATCAAATAATTGCTGATAATATCAAAGAACAACAAGAACAAGGACAAGCAACTCAAGAAGAAACTGGACAGTATGCTGACCAATCTACTTTGGTAGCATTTATGGGGTATGTTGTGGGCTTTGATGCTTACAGAAATGCAGAATTACCAAAGGCTGAAACTTGGTATGAACCTAAAAGTATTTACATGAATGTAGGAATTTCGGATAATATAAATGCTTTTTACAGTTTAGCTAGTGACAATATGAATATGATTAACAATATGATTAATCAACAACCTAACTTATAAGGAAAATTATGGCTTGGTTTACGCCACCTTATGCAGATGGTAGTTTGGGAATAACTCACACTGATGAGGGTGCTATCAAATGGTTGAGTAAGAAAAATTGCAATACTTTATTAGATGTAGGTTGTTCTACAGGCGGTCAAGTTGCTTTGGCAATAGACAATGGATGGAAAGCATTTGGTTTAGAAGTAGATCCTAGAGTTATTAATGGCCAAGCTAATGTGGCTTTAATTAATTGTTGTGTGAATCCAGTAATTTTTCACCACCCATTTGATGTGGTTTGGAGTGTAGAAGTGGCTGAACATATACCAGCTATGTATGAATATAAATATTTAACAACTCTAGTGGAGAATTGTGGAAAATATCTAATATTGACAGCAAGCCAAAAAGAAGAAAACATGCCTTTGCATGTTAATTGCAAGCCTTTGGATTATTGGATTGAAAAAATAGAAGGTATGGGAATGAAATATAATGGTAAACTTTACAAAGAATTACTAAAAAACTCGACTATGAAACGAGAGTTTTTAAAAGAAACAGGTATGATGTTTGAACAGGATTCTACAAAAGATTGGCGAAAAGGCACTTTATGGGAGAATAAGGAGTAAATATGGAATGGTTTAAATCAAAAGGTGGGCAAATAATTGCTCTAGCAACTATCGTAAGTACATTAGCTGGATTTGGATATGCTGGAGCTGGTTATGTTAATAGACTAGAAAACCTAGAAAAGAAAATAGGTGGCTTGGGCGAAACCGAAGATGCTCAACAAGCTATTGAACAACGATTTGCAAGTATAGAAACTTCAGTTGAGTATTTAGAAAAAGAAATAGATGGTATAGAAATACCAGACATTAGTAGTGTAAAAGCACAACTTGAAGGTTTATCAGTATCAGTAAGAAAAGCAGAAGAAGATATATCTAAATTAGAAGACAGTAGTGGCAACCCTTTAGCTAATTAAACATGAAACTTGCCTTAATCATGGGTGTACTTCTATTGGCTACTGTTGGAGGTTCAGCTTGGTGGATAGATAGACTACAAGACGATATAAGCACACTGAAAGGCAATCAGCTTGTTTTAGAAGCGAAAATTCAAGAACAAAATGAAGCTATAGAAACTGCTTTAAACAATCAAAAAAAGGCACAAACTCTTATGGTTTCTTTAGAAAAGGAAAAACAGGAAGCGATGCGTGATGTGAATAAGCTAAGAAAAACATTTGCTTCTCATGATTTAGATGAGCTAACACTAGAAAAACCAGAAATTATGGAAGGTAAAATTAACAAGGCCTCCAAAAGAGTTTTAGAAAATCTAGAAAAATTAACAGACCCAAATCAATTTGATGAACAAGATAGCGATAATAGTTAGTTTTGTATTAATAGCTTCTGGGTGTTCTATGATACAACCTAAAGCCAAACCTGTTGCTGTAACAACAGTTGCCAAACAACAACCTATGTATCATCCACCTTTGCCCATGGAAGTACAGATGGATCCTGTGGATTGGGAGATAATGACACCAGAAAGAATGGAACTGTATTTAGATAATCTAAAGAAAGGTGAAGCTCCAAAAAGGGCATTTTATACATTGTCTAGCAAAGAGTATGAGCATTTAAGTATGGATATGGCTGATATAACTAGGTATATCAAAGAAATTTTAGGAATAATTAAATTTTACAGGGACTATGATAAGGAAGACGAAGAACCTGAAAGTGTTAAAAGAAGGGAGAAAAAATGAATATATCACAAGAAGGAATATCTTTAATTAAACGATTTGAAGGCTGTCGGCTTGAAGCATATTTAGATTCTGTAGGGATTCCTACCATAGCTTATGGCAGAATTAAAAATGTAAAAATGGGTGATACTTGTACCCAAGAACAAGCTGAAAATTGGTTGCAAGAAGAATTACCAGAATATGAAGGCTACATAAATGATATGGTTAATGTTCCTTTAGATCAAAACCAATTCGATTCGCTTTGTTCATGGGTCTATAATCTTGGACCGAATAACCTTTCTGAAAGCACTTTATTGCGTGTTTTAAATGATGGAAAGTACGATGAGGTTCCAGCACAGATTAAAAGATGGAACAAAGCTGGTGGGAAAGTATTGGAAGGATTAATGAGGCGAAGAGAAGCAGAAGCACTTTTGTTTGAAGACAAAGAATGGCTTGATGTGTAATTTTATTGAATGTTTTATACTTAGCCTAGCCATCACTCCATTGGTGGTTAGAGCTGGGTAGTACCAATATTGTCACTATCTAACTATCCAGCTCGCTTATAGAATTATGAAAGATTTATCTATAAAAGACTTTGACATTCTTTCACAGCAAGATAAGGCTGAAGCCTTAGCTCTTTTAAATCGTTATGACCAAATTGATATACAAGAAAATTGTAAAAATGACTTTATGGCATTTATAAAGTTTATGTGGGCTGAATTTGTAGAAGGAAGACACCATAAAATTATTGCAGAAAAATTTAATCGAATAGCTCAAGGTAAGTTGAAACGATTAATAGTGTGTTTACCTCCTAGACATTCAAAATCTGAATTTGCTTCTACTTATTTGCCAGCTTGGATGATGGGTTTAAATGGTCAATTAAAGATAATACAGTGTACTCACACAGCAGAATTAGCTGTTCGATTTGGAAGAAAGGTAAGAAACTTAATAGATTCTGAGGATTTTCAACACATTTTTCCTGATTTAAAATTACAAGCAGATAATAAATCTGCTGGTCGTTGGACAACCAATCAAGAAGGAGAATCATTTTATGCTGGTGTGGGTGGTGCAATTACAGGTCGTGGTGCTGATTTATTAATTATTGATGACCCTCATTCAGAACAAGATGCTTTGTCTCCCAAAGCCTTAGAATCAGCTTATGAGTGGTATACATCAGGTCCTAGACAGCGTTTACAACCCGGCGGTACTATCATTATTGTTATGACGAGATGGAGCACGAAAGATTTAGTAGGCAAGTTATTAGCTAGACAAAATGAAGATCATGCAGATAATTGGGAAATTGTAGAGTTTCCAGCTCTTATGCCTGAAACTGAAAATCCCCTGTGGGGCGAATATTGGAAGAAAGAAGAACTTTTGGGTGTTAAGGCTTCTTTGCCATTGGCTAAATGGAATGCACAATGGATGCAAGATCCTACTGCTGAAGAAGGAGCTATTGTAAAAAGAGAGTGGTGGAAAAAATGGCATGGAGAAAAAGTGCCAGCTTATGATTATGTTATACAAAGTTATGATACTGCTTTTTCAAAAAAAGAAACTGCTGATTATTCTGCTATAACTACTTGGGCTATTTTCGAGCATGAAGATGATTCTTCTCCCAACATTATCTTGTTGGATGCTAAAAGAGTGCGTGTGGACTTCCCAGAATTAAAAAGACTGGCTTGGGATGAATATAAATACTGGGAACCTGACTGTATATTAATAGAAGCAAAAGCATCAGGAACTCCCTTAACTCATGAGCTAAGAAGAATGGGTATACCAGTTACTTCATACACACCAAGCAGAGGTCAAGACAAAATAGCCAGAATGAACAGCGTGGCTCCCATATTTGAATCTGGTATGGTTTGGGTTCCAGATGAACCATTTGCAGAAGAAGTCGTTGAAGAGATGGCCAGTTTTCCTTATGGTGATTATGATGATTATTGTGACAGTGCAACCATGGCTTTAATGCGTTTTAGACAAGGTGGTTTTTTATCTTTACATGAAGATTACCAAGATGAAGTAAAATTACTTAAAAGAAACAGAACAGTTTATTATTGATGAAAATATGGATTACTAGCTTTGTTTGGGATAACCATGAATATGAAGGTCCTAACATTATCGCTGAAACATTTGAGAAAGCACAATTTTTAGCTGATTTACAAGGATTAGTGGTAGAAGGTCAGCTAGTAGATATAATAAGCAATTCAAATGCAGAATTTGAAGATTTGGAAAGAACAGAAGAAACAGTGATACACTAGGAATAATTATGGTTATAGAGAAGAAATTAGGCACAGAAGACAACCCTGATATTATTGAATCTTCAAGGTCAGTTGAAGTAATACCAGAAAAAACCAGACAAGAACAAATAAAAGAAGCTGCTAATATTTTGGTTACTGAAGAAGGGGTTTTGCTTGATGACGAAATGATTGAGCCAGAAACACCAGAAGAAGATTTCTTTGCAAATTTAGCTGAATATTTAGATGAAGATGATTTGACTAAACTTTCTACTGATTTAACAGGCTCTATTAAAGGTGATTTGGAGTCTCGCAGTGAGTGGGAGAAAACTTACACAGATGGTCTTAAATATTTAGGTATGAAGTTTGATGAAAGTCGTTCCCAACCATTTGAAGGCTCCAGTGGTGTTATTCATCCTATTTTGGCTGAAGCTGTAACCCAATTCCAAGCACAGGCATATAAAGAGTTATTGCCAGCAAAAGGTCCTGTCAAAACACAGATAATTGGTATGCGAACAGCTGAAACAGAATCCCAAGCAGAAAGAGTACAAGAGTTTATGAATTATTACATCATGAATGTAATGCAAGAATATGACCCAGAGTTAGACCAGTTATTATTTTACTTGCCTTTGGCTGGTTCTGCTTTCAAAAAAATACATTATGATTTTGTTTTAAAAAGAGCAGTCTCCAAGTTTATACCACCAGAAGATTTAGTGGTTCCTTATGAATCTCCAGATATGTTTTCTGCTGAAAGAGTAACCCATGTTATAAGTATGTCTCGTAATGAGATAAAAAAACAACAACTTTCAGGTTTTTATGCCGATGTTGATATACCAGAAGACTCTTATACAGAAAGAGATGATGTCAAAGAAGAAATAGATGATATTGAAGGAGTGGAGCCCAATTACACTGAAGAAAGAAATAGATCTATTTATGAAGTTCATACTATATTGGACTTAAAGGGTTATGAAGATTTAGATGAAAATGGTGAGCCCACAGGCTTAAAATTACCCTACATAGTAACCATTGATGAACAAGCTAATAAAGTTTTATCAATAAGAAGAAACTTTAACCCTAATGATCCTGACAAGAATAAAATAAATTATTTTGTTCAGTATAAGTTTTTACCCGGTCTTGGCTTTTATGGTCTAGGCCTTTCACACATGATAGGTGGTCTTTCTAAGGCTTCCACATCTATATTAAGACAGCTTATTGATGCTGGAACTTTAGCTAATTTACCAGCTGGCTTTAAAGCCAGAGGTATGCGTATTCGTGATGAAGCAGATCCTTTACAACCCGGTGAATTTAGGGACATTGACACCACAGGGGGTTCTTTGAAAGAAAACTTAATTCCTTTACCAATAAAGGAACCTAGTAGTGTGTTGATGCAACTATTGGCACTAATGGTTGATTCAGGCAAAAGATTCGCTGCTATTGCTGACATAAATGTAGGTGATATGAACCAAGCTATGCCAGTTGGAACCACTGTAGCTTTATTGGAAAGAGGCACTAAAGTTATGAGTGCTATACACAAACGCTTACATTATTCACAAAGGCTTGAATTTAATCTTTTGGCTGATGTTTTCGCTGATTACTTACCACCAGAATATGATTATGAAACTGGTTCAGGTCCTAAAGAAATAAAAACAAGTGATTTTGATGAAAGAGTGGATATAGTACCAGTATCTGACCCCAACATATTTTCACAGAGCCAAAGAATAACTATGGCACAAGAATTATTACAAATGGTTCAGTCAGCTCCAGAAGTTCATGGACCTATAGGTATATATGAAGCCTACAAAAGAATGTATGGAGCATTAGGTATAGACAACATAGAAAGCCTATTACAGCCTCCACCAGACACAACACCTAAACCTATAGATGCTGGTTTGGAGAATAGTGGTTTGTTGTTAGGACAACCAGCACAGGCATTTGGACCTCAAAACCATGAATCTCACATAGAAACACATCAAAGTTTATTTTTAACTCAAGTGGTTCAAGAAAATCCACAGTTTCAATCAATCATTATTAGCCATGTAATGCAACATTTACAGTTTTTAGCAACTCAAATTGCTGAACAACAGATGGATCCTGAAATGCAACAAAGGATTGCAGAGATACAAATGCAAATGCAACAAGTTTCTCCTGAAGAAGCTCAACAGATACAGCAACAGATTCAAATGATAATGGATGAATTGAGCTCACCTATATTGGCAGAATTAACTCAAGCATTCTTGTCTTCTATTAAACAAACTAATCAAGGCGACCCATTGGTTGCTATAAGACAACAAGAATTAGACTTGAAAGACAAAGAGCTTGATATAGAACAAATGCAATTTGATTCAAACCAAGAACAAAAGGGTATGAACAGTATGCTAAATCAAGAATTGCAAAAACAGAGATTAGATATACAAAAAATAATAGCAGATGATAAACTGCAATTAGGTTTTGATAGACTAAAACAACAAGCAGATTTAAAATTGCTTGAATTAGAACAAAAATTTGGGAGTATTCAATGACCACATCTTATAAACTGGAAGCCTTAAAAAGACTTAAAGCTGAAAAAAAGTTAGAGAGAGAAAGAGAAGCATTAGAGTTTAAAGCCAAAGAAGAAGCAGAAGCTAAAGCTCATCAAGCCAACCTTGAAAGGATTGCTAAGAAAATGGCAATTATTGAAAAAGGGGGTGTTGTTCCAAACCCCAAGCCTGTAGTAGAAAAGAAATCTACAAGCAAAAAAGAAACTAAAGCAGAAGAAAAAAAACCAGAGGTAAAAAAATCAGCCCCTAAGAAAAAAAGAGGCAGACCATCTGGTTCTAAGAACAAGAAGAAATAATGCCTTTAAAAAAAGGAAACTCTAAGGGAGCAGTTTCTAGTAATGTTTCTATGCTAAAAAAAGAAGGTTATCCACAAAAACAAGCAGTAGCTATTGCTTTAAGCAAATCACGAATGAATAAAGGTGGAGCAGTAGAAATTATGAAATGTCGAGGTGGAGGAGCTGCGACACAAGGTTTGGAATTTAAAGTGAGAAATTAAATGGACCCACTACAATTAGCAGAAGAACTACAAAGGGAACTAAAAAAGAAAGAACTACAGGTTCAAGAAACAT